TGTCATTGATGCGTGGATTAGTACCATCTTCAAGCATTGAATCAATGTAGACTCTAATGCTCTCAGCATTTTTCTTAAGAGTGGTAGCTTGAGGTGTACCCTTTGGTCGTTTACCAGTATACAAAGTTCTCATTTTATATGAGTCCTTATTTAATGCTTGTCTCATCTGCTCAACTAATTCATATCCTTTTTCAGTTGCAGGAATTCTGAATGCCAACAAACAATTTTTCTGTTTACCCATGTTTCGCTCTCCTTATTTATTTATTATTTTTTACTGACTATTATAATATTGGGATGGGAAATTAATCCCATCCCATATCATATTTAATTACTTCACAAAAGTGAGAGCCTTGTTAAATGCTCTAGCTTTTGACTCTGCTCTACTACCAAACAGTTGAGTACCTGATTTCTCATGTCCTCTCCTGTAATCCTCAGTCTCTACAACTGCATTGTATACTGCCCATGGAGTCATGGCATATTTGGAATGCTCTTGATTAAAGACCTCTAATCTCTCATTAGCATTATCTTTAATTCTGTCAATCCTTTTCTGCCTCTCTCCATACTCATCTTCTTGTACTCCTCTATCTGCCAGTATTCTTGTCCATACTTTTGCAGGTACATCATCAGCAGTAATCCCATCAGATAATTTCAATCTGTTAGGTTTGCTTGCATTAGGATATGCACTAGTTATAATTTGGTCTGCTTGAGCCTGAACCAAAGTATTCTTAGTTAAACTATCCATAGCAGTAACAATCCCTTCTTGTACTCTACCCATCTGATTAAAGATATCCAAATAGAATTCAGTATCAGAATTGATAGCTTTATTATGTTTCAAGTTAACAGATACCTTACTACTTCTCAAACCAGTTATCAGAGTGTTTTGACAGACTACTCTAACTGGAGTAAAAGCAATGGTCAAACTGCCAGTACCATCTCTAGCATCAGTAATTAACCAATACAAATGATGGTCTTCTCCTGCAATTTTAGACTCACTAGCATCTAAACTCAAAAATATTTTTTCTCCCATGCCTATTGCACCAACAGTTTCAACAGGAAAGGTCTCAGATATTGGGTCTAACATCTTACCCAAATCTTGTGGTTGAAGAGCAGTCCACTCTTTACCTACAGTACCTAGTATCCTGTACTGGTCATCATCAGGTGTTGGTTCTCTAACTACACCATAACTACCAGTCTCTACAAATTCTCCTGTTGGTAGCTTAACAAACTGTTTATGCTTGTCTATACCAAACATAATGTTTGCCCTACGCATACCTTCTGTTGCAGTCATCTTCTCATCTTCTGAAAAGACTTCTCCCAATTTGTGCCAAGCAGGTTCTCGCCTACCTAGAAATCTATCTCCAAATAATGTTGCACTCATATTTCTCTCCTTTGGCTTTTGCCATTTAGTTTATATTAACCATTATAACATCTACAAGAATCCCTGTCAAGTTTTATACTACTTCATAAGAATTCTTGTTGATATTCAGATTTGTTAATCCTTCTAGATTAACCATTCTGTAACCTTTCTTATTCATATCAAAAACTGTTACAAGATTTTTTCTGCTAGGACTGAACTTCAATCCTTCGCCAGTAACATATTTTTGTACTCCTAATCTAGCTGACATATTTCTTGTTTCGCCTGTAGTTCTCTTTACAAACTTAACACCAAATACTTTGCCTTTGGAGTTATGAATCAAATCGGTTGCTCGACTTCTACTTATCTTCATGTTGTTACTCTCCTTATTTTTCTTCTCTATATACTCCAAATATTCGTCATTGTTCGTCATCTGTATATACTCTATATAGTTCATGTTGTCACTCTCCTTATTTATTTATGAGGTTTTTGCAACCTCTCTAGATATAATAACACAATTATAATAACTTGTCAAATTTTTAACTGGTTACTATATTTTCATCTTCTCTTATTTCATTTATCTGTTTCTCTAATTCATTGTTATAAACTAACCAGTTTTCATAATCCTGTCTGAATGCATCAAGAGTATAATCTCCATTGAAGATATCAAATAGAGTTTCCTCTAATTCTTTATCTCCCTTTATAAAATCTCGTAGTTCATCTCTGTCTACTAATCTTCTCTTTTCATATTTTATTACTGCTTCCCCAAATTCTTTAGCCATTATTATCCTCTCCTATATATTCAACTCCATTGTCAGGGTCATGAATGGTATGGAATATGGTATCTCTTTCTTCTATAGTATCATACCATTCTTCTACAATAACACCATGCTTATCATAATATTTGATTCCCCATTTTAATTCTACAATGTGTCCAAATTTTTTTCTCCATGTTCCTTTACTTACCTTCCTTATTTTATCATCCATTATAATTAATCTCCCATTGTTAAATCTTGTTTATAATCTTTATCTTCATCCCATCTACAAGTTGAACCACCAACCCTATGTAGATATTCATCTTTGGTTATTAATTCCTGATAGTAACTGAAATCAAAATTCTGTCTATCCCATCCATCAGGGTCTAATACTTTTGTTCCTTTCATCTCAGGTAAATCAGATTTCTCCCATTCATCAGAGGTTTTGATTTCTTCCTTAGATTCTAGCTTACCTATTGTTCTTTCCAGTATATCAATATTTTCATTTACCTTTCTTAATAACATCTTAGTAAACCTGTTAGATTGTTCTTCTCCAATCCATCTACGATAATCTGTTAGCAATTCAATTGATTCCTTCAATGTCTCAACACCAATAACTTGTTTCATTTTCTATCTCCTTATTTTTTATTAACTATTACAATTACATTTATCATCAGGACATTCTAATTCCTCATCACACTTACACTCATCATCATTACAATACCAAGTTTCTTTCTCATCATATCCACAAGTACATCCCATATTGAGTAGCTTTTCATTATCAGTTTTTAAATGATATGGTAAATCTTTATCAGCTACTTTCTTTATATGAATATCTCTTAAATTCTCTGCTATATTATTTTTACCATCTGTTATAAATCTAGTAGTATCATCCATTTCTTGAATATTTTCTTCTAGTAAATCAGATAGGTCATTCTCCATATGAATCTCTACCCATTCTTGTGCCTGTTGTGGTGCAACGGCATTCCTGACTAGATATCTTTTCTCATGTAATTCCTGTACTGTTACTATATATTTGTTTAGCATTATGCACTCTCCTCTATTTCATTAACTGATGTAATAATACATTCTTCTATTGGGTCTCCATGATATTCTTCACATTCATGGTTTTCTTCTATATCTTCTGTAGACATACCATCAGGTACTTCTACAGTTATGTAGTGATGACCTATTACTTCATATTCTATTTCATATTTCTTCATGTCGCACATTCTCCTTATTTATTTTATACCAACTCGTACAATTATAACATTAAAAAAGTGGTCTGTCAAATTAGACCACTTGTTATAAAAGGAAACGATTACTGGCTCTCTGATTGGTGACCCAATCGCATTACTACCTTGTAATCTTCAGTTGAGTAATCCAACTGTCCTTTGGGAAGGTGTAGACTTTCGGTAACCTACCACTCGTGTTATCCATAGTAAGACAACAATAAATTACTATGGTTGCCGTAGGATATATTTCGGTGCTACACCCTTGGTTCTCCCATTAGCTATACCACTTGAAGTATAAATATAGCTATAGAGTGTAAGGACAATTTCGTTTCAACCCATGCTTATTTTCGTCAAGTGCTAGGAAACATCAGCTTGGTTTAGTCTATGCCTAGACCTCTCCTTGCCAACAGATGTATACAATCATATCTACCCTAATCTACTACTGGTTCAGATTTCGCAAATGAAATAAGATTTTCGCAAATATGGTTAGGCAAACTTTCCTACCACCATCACAAGGCTTAGAAGGTTTTTCTATAGGATGGTTCGCATAAACCTTCCTACCTACTCTCATACTTAAAACCATACTAGCTTAATGTAGACCTATGCAGAGAAGTTATGACATGTCATACCATGGTATGCAGAGGAAATTAACTTTGATTGAGGTATGTTCTAGCTTTGGAGTAAGTTAGTCCTTCCACTCTATAGTTATTCAACTTGAGAGAGATAGTTTCGCCATCTTAAATTATAAGTATTTTAAAATTTTTAATGATATCTCTCTCTTTGTTGACAGGAATGCAAAACATAATGATGGTGAGAATTCAAAAGGAGTTAATTAATGAACATCAATGGGATTCCCTCATTACTATAGCTTACCCTTTACTATTGCATCCCTGATTTAACTTCAGAGTTTCATGTATTCAGTTTTTTCGTCATTTACTATAATAACATAGTCGAGAGGCTTTGTCAACTCTCTTCCTGTTTAGATAGCAATTTGTCTGCATCAACAATTCTTTTGCCGTCTTCTCCCACAGTATAAAATTCACTTGAAATGTGACTCCAAATATCATTTTGAGCATCCACTATTTCTACAGGAAAATTAAAGATATGTTCTTTAATATATTTCATATCTTCAATATTAGAAGATTCAGGATATGGTTCTTTTTCAAGAGTCTTGATTGCAGTATGTAATGCTTGTGCCATTATAAACTGTCCTCTAATACTCTGTAGAAAATCTACTGCCTTTGTATCAACTGGTTCTATTTTCTTATCTTTTATCATACTCTGTCTCCTTTTATACTAGTTATTATAATGTTTCCATAAAATCATCTAATTGTTTTCTTATAGTCTCAAACCTAATTCTTCTTTCTTCACTATCTAAATAGTTTTGTAAACTAATTGTTTCATAGCACTCTTCACTACAACATAACAACTCTACTGAATTTCTTTGGTCAAAGCAATACAGTTCATCAAAAACTTCACGACAAACATAACATTTCTTTTCTTCATGCTCGCCAGTTGTATAGTTGAAGAAATCATTATTCTCTTTGGTATAGAGAGTTACTCTATTACTGATTTCCTTTCCTTTATATAAACTATGCCTATGTGCCTGTTTCCCTATTTTAATATTTCTTATTTTCTCTGTTGTTAGACTCATGTTAAATCTCCTTCCTCATTAATGTTATTGATATTATTAGGAAATTGTTCATGCTCTATTGTACTCATATCTATTCCATAATCAGACAGAATCATTATATCTTCTAATCCAACTGGAACATCAACTTGTAAGCATCTAACTAATTTCTGTATATCTTCTACACTAACTGCATCTAAATCAAGTTCTACTTTAATATCACAATTAACTTTATATCTATCGCCATGCTTTACAATATTGTAAACATCCATATCAAAAAGTTTTTCATGGTATTCTATACTTTCTTTCTTTACAATTCTACTCTTCATGTTTCACTCTCCTTATTTAATTTATATGAACCATTATAACATAGTCCATAAGGTCTGTCAAATTCTATCTATAACCATTCTTAAATTTTTTCGTATGGGGTTGAACTCCCCAATTCTTACTAAGTTTTGCTTGTGTAATACTCTTGTTAAAATTTAAATTTATATTATTACCACAATTAATACACTCTAAAAAACTCCCATCAAAATCTTCCTCATAATTTAAGTAACCATTACATTTATCGCATCTATTTTTATTCATTATTATCCTCTCCCATTACCATCTGCAAGCATATTCTCATCAAAATGATGAGGTATTTTATGGACATACTTGTCATAGAGTTCATCTCTCTCTTTAAAGAGTTCTCCCATTCTTTTCTTTAGTCGTTCATTCTCTTCCTGTAGTTCATACATCTTATCAATCAATATATCTTTAGCCGTTCCCATATGTTTTCTCCATATTGAATTTAAGTTGTATCCATTTTTTCCTTGCTTTGATGATAAGAGTTTTCATCTTATTCCCACATTCTGAGCATACTTCTTTATTAGATGTATCATTATTACATATAGAACATTTAATCATATTATCCTCGACAATTTTTATTTGGAATGGGTGACTGAATAGTCACCCATCCCTTTCATAGTTCTAAACTAGTATTCCTATAATAGTATTCCTATAATAGCTAACCAGAAAAGAACTTTCAATGGAGATATAATAGTCATCACACACTCCTGTTATTGATTATCTAAGCATACAGGAAAAAAATAATCGTGTCAAGTGGGGTCTTTTGGATAAGGTTTTATCTTATAGCGTAACTTATTTAATAACTCTTTCTTTCGCCTTCTGTCTGCGTTGAAATATATATACCTATGTTTCCTTGGTCTCTCCCCTCTTACCATCTTATCGCCTAGTATCTCTTTAGCTTTATTGATTCCACCATATGAATCAAAGATATGTCTACAATGCTTATCCTCAGTTCCCTTTATAAACCACTTGCTATGTTTATCTGACAGTCCAGTATAAATCCAATTGGTTGCCTGATACACAATTCCCAAATGCCCTTGCTCTACTTCTGCATAGGAAACTATTATTTCCTTTCCTACCATAGGTAGCGTGTTACCTATCAGAAAACTTTCCACATTCTTTGGAGTTCCATCTTGTACCCATAGTCTAGTCAGTTCCAATACATTGTCTGATTCGTCACTTCCACATACTCCTTTCTGTAATGGTCTGCTTGCAGGAGTTCCATAGACTACTGTTCCTATCACTTCCCCTTCCCTATTGAATAATCCAAATGCCTGACTGCATGGTGCTTTCCTATGTAAGTAATGATTCTTTACTACCAGTTCCATAGCAGTCTTATAATCAAGAGGTCTGATTACATAGTTATCCTTGATATTCAATATTGTTTCCTTTAGGATAGATTTCCTCTTCCCATTGACATTGTAAGTTTTTATCATAGACTATTAAATATCTATGCTTCCTTGGTCTTGGTCTCCACTCTCCTTTGCTTCCTTTAACCTTCCCTCTTATATGTTTGATGTAGCTTCCATCTTCCTGTTCAAACCAAAAATCTGTTTTCTGTTTAGTTAAACCATAGTATTTAAAATTCAATGCCTGATAAATATATCCTGTATGATATCTTGAATCAGCATATGAAAGTATTGCTTTAACTTTTGTTGCCTTCCTTAATTCCTTCGTTGCCCTAGCAACTACTTGTGAAAGAATCAAATTACCATTTGCATCAGGATGTTTAACTAGTCTGCCTAATTCAAAGATTCCTTCCTGTTCCTTCCTTCCAAGACCAAAACATCCTTTCACTAACTCAGGAACTGTAGGACAAGTAAATATACAAACTACTAAAAGTTTGCCATCAATAAATGCACCATAGTTATATCCACTACGAAACCCTTTGCTTTCCTTGGTTAAGTAATGATATGGAATAAGAAGCGAGGATGCTTCCTCTTTACTAATTTGTTTGACTATTAGTTCCATATCTTTTTTAGTGACTAGGGAAAATTAAAGTACATTACTATTTGTCTCGCACAAATAAAAAGATTTTGATTTCCATTGTCTTTTCAAGAAACTGTACAGATAGTTATTCGTATAGTTTGGAAACAATTTTCATCTGTATTATTCATATCTATAAAAAAACTCTCAACTACAGTTGGTTATTTTTAATTTCGGTATGAATAATATCTTTCCTGTAACATACTGCGAGTTAAAACTCTCCCTAGCCACAAACTAATATAACAAATAGAGATTGGGTTGTCAAGGACTAAATTTGAATAACATCCAAAACATAGTAATCAACATTAAAAATATTAGGAATTCATTTTCAGACTGCTGGTTCATCAACATCTCCCAATGCTTTCCTTACCTTTACACTTTCTTTTCTGATAATGATAGTCTCTTTTCTAATTGTTATAGTCTCTTGTAATATCTTCCAGTTAAGATAAATAAGAGTAGCTGAACTAACTAGAAGAGCTAGGAATACTTCCATCTTCTTTTTCTACTTCTGCTAATTTATTAGTCATATCATCTAGAATATCTTTCAATACATTTCTCCATTTCTTTGGGTCTAACTTTTGAGCATCAGTTTCTAAATCTATATACTCTTTCACTTCCTTTAGTGTTGGCATCCTTCCCTTCTCCAAAAAACCTACACCTAAAATCTGTAAGGTCTTTCCTCTCTTATAAAATTCCTGATAGTTTCTTTTAGTTATTTTAGGGATTCCTATAAAATGTGATTGTAGTTCCAAGCACTCTTTAAGAGTTTTAGGTTGTTTAAAATTAGTCATTGTCTTTCCTATTCTTTAAATATTTATTACGCCTATCTTGTATTTCCTGTAATGTATCAGTATGAGGTATTAGAGATGTATCTACATCCCTAGTCAAATCTTCAATAAAATTTCTTTCTTGTAAATCTTTCTCCAATATCAAAGCATATATTTTTCTTAGTAAATTAAAGCCTACATATTCTTGGTTTACTTTAATATAAGATTGGCAACATTCCCTTAGTATAAATAAATCAGCTACTGTTGTTTTTATTGTAGCTTCTTCAACTGCCCATTCATCTTGAGTAGTTAATAATACTGCCAATCCAATCGCTTGTACTAACTCAATGGATACAGTCACACTTCCTTGTGGTAGTAAGTGCCTAGCTGGTACTTGTACTTTCCCCTGTTCAGGCGTTATTTCCAATAACAAGGTTATACTATCGCTTAAATATAATGCTTCATTTCTAGTTAAGGGTAATTCTTTTATAGTTTCCAAATAGTTATAAGCATCATCATCAATGATATCATCACTAGACATAAGGTTTTTCTCCTAGAATTTCCAAACAACGTCTACATAAATAATAACTTCGTTGCAAACCCTTCTTCGATTCCCATACTTCTATTATAGGAGGAAAAGTATTATGCCCTTTTAGTTTACAAATCCATTTTTTTATAATATTCATCACAATATATTATACTAATTTCAATCATCATTTCGATTTGGGTTAACTCTCATTTCCAATTCTTTTATTTTTAGTTGTAATAAATTTAAAGACTCTGTAATATCTTGGATTTGTTCTTCAATACTTTTATATGAATCTCTAAACTCATCAGACATTTGCATAAGATATTGCATTATGTTTGACATATATATTCCACTTCCAATTTATTAAAGGCTTTCTTTAATTCTAAATAATCTCTTGGACGAGCAAATTCTCGTACCACTTGTAAATATACAGAAGCAAAATTCTTTCCATGATGGTCTGCATATATAACACTCTGATAGTTTATCACATGAGACATTTCATGACAAATATATGGGAGGCTTTTAGCAAAGGGGAAAGGCAAAACAATTGATGTAGAAGTTGCATAGGCAATTGTTGAGTCTGTATGCCCTTCCGTTATCACCTTCGGAACAAATGCCCCTGCCCAAATAGATATTCTTTTAACAAGGTCTTTTACTTCATCCAAGGATAATACTTCAAGGTTATTCCAAAAGCCACATTGTTCCTCTGCTTCATAAACTAATTGTGCTTGGTCATCAGCTAAATGAAGATTGGGTATATCTCCTATATGTCCTTCACTTATTACTACCGTAGTTCCCATGTTCTCTACTCATTCTAATCTTTATTTCCGAATACGCTTCCAGTTATTATCGCTCCAAATGATAAGTGAAACAATCCACCGCCCTTCAATGTGAAAGGTTCATGCTGCGAAACCAATTTTTTTAAGTATTCAAGTTGGACAATTGGGTCTTCAATCTCATGAAGGTGACTCATATAATCAGCTAAGTCCAATCCCATTCTGGCAATCCCATAATAGATAGGCACGAACATAAAGTCGTATATGCAAATTATTAAGTATACAGTTACGACTATGTTTCGCCATATCATTATTATTCAGGAATGACTATATCATCTATTACTTTTATAGCAACCTTTGTAAATTCTCTAAGTTCTTTAACTATAACTTTCTTCTCTGCCATAGTAATCTTCTTATCTTTTAAGGCACTTCCAAGATGTTGTACTACATCCATTGCTTCCTTGATAATCTTCTTCCCTTCTGCCGTTTGACCCATGTTCAATTGCATAAAGGTAATGGCTAAAGTTATTAAACTCATCGGATTCATAATTTTATTTCCTCCATATAATCATTATTACATTGGCAATTCCCACCACATTCACAGATGTAGGAATTGTAATCTTCACATTCTATACATTCACATACACACATGCAAGCTACTTCCGAATCCTCGCAGGAACATTCACCTGTTTCCATGCATTCGCAATCTAACATGAGGCACACTTACAAGTACACTTGCACTCTAAATTCATCAAAGTTCTATCTGGTTGTGGTAAAATATATCCACAATCCTTATCACATCCTTCTTCATCACAATCAAAGCAAGGATTAAATACATCACTCATTTTCTAATACCTTCATGCCCAAAGCTATGATGCCTCCGATAGTTCCGGTGGCGATTTCTGGAAGTTCATGCATAGCTCCAAGTGCAGCTAGAATACCTAGCACAAGAATAGCTAAAAATATTTGAGGTCTTAATTTTCCAAACATAACTTTTTCTTTACTCCTTCCGTTTTATTGCTTCTGCAATCTTGTCACGCTTCTTCTCTCCAGCACTCCCTTCCGAGAAGTCTCTATGACCTTGTTTCTTAGCCTGTGCTGTAGCAACTGCAAATGGATTGTCTACAGCTTTCAGTCTAAAAAATAATTGTTAGCTCTCTGCTTGTTTCCTGTATAGTCACTAGATTTATGGAAACATGATTCACATGGACATGATTCTTTATAGATATGTACATTCTCTTTCTTCAGCCAGTTAAAGAACTCGTCTGATTTAGTTATAGATATTTCAAGTACAGGAGGTGTTTGTTCCTGTCCAGTAGAAGCTAATACTTTATTAAAAGCATCCGTTTCATTAAGTTGGTCTACAGGAGTTTCTCCAGAGTTTCCTCCTTCCACTACTCCTCTCTTAGTATATTTACCTAATTGTGGAGTAGTTAAAGCATCATCATAATGCCTTTCCCCTAGATTCTGCCCTGCTTCATTAACAACCCAAGGTGGACGTTTATGTGCGAAAGGTGTGGGGTCTTCCTCTATTACAGGAGTATACCTAGCATACTCTGGTTCTAGTTCACCGGGAAAACCATATTGGTCTAATAACCTATGGTGTTCCTCTTGCCTTCCCTGAGTATTAACTAGAGTAGGAAAAGATTCTCCATATTCTTTTGATTCAGTATCACCTACAATTTTCTGTAGGGGAACTCCCTTACCATCCATATATTTTAAAAACGATTTAGTAAAATCTATATCACCACATGATTTAAACATAAGTTCCACTCCTTGTGAATTACATCCACAATTACAATTTCCGTCACTTTTCACTAAACAACTTCCATCTATACATGAAGAAGTTGCAGAATTCTTAGCCTTTAAAATATCAAATGATGCTCCTTGGTTAACTCCCTTTTCACATACAGTTACTTCGGCTAGTTCCAATTCATCTACTTGCATCACTTCCATTAATCCCTTCTGTATAGTCTGAGTCTTAGTAGCACTTCCAGCTATACTATAACTCTTTAGCTTCCCTTCATCTATCTGCTCCCTTACTTTCTTAGATATCTTCGTATCATTTCTTAGCTCTGTAATAAAATATAATCCTTTATCATCCACACCAGATTTAAATATCTGCCCACCCTTACTAATATAAGCTGGTAAAGCCCAGCCTACCTGTACGTCTGAATGAAGTACCATGGCGTTACGAGTTCTGAAGTTAGACATATATTTTGTAAATGCTTTACCTAAAGCATCAGTAGTAATTAAATGTCCTTCCCTATCTACTAATTCAATAGAAGCAGGGCCACCAACTACAAGAGAATCATCATCATTTATTCCCATTTTAGCTAGAGCTTTCCGAAAAACTCTGTCATCTGGATAGGCTCTGGATAATGTTAATACTTCAGCAGGAGAAGCTATCCCTGCTTTATATAATCTCTTATATTCATCTAAAGCAAAATCTATATCTTTTAACGTAGTTCTTCCATCAGTTGCTTTCTCAAGAAACTGCATCTCTGTATCCTGATATAAATCTTCAATCCATTTTGTATCTGTTGCAGTAGTCATTATACGACTGATATCCCCCAGATTACTCCACTAACTGTGGGTGTATTCTGTGCTGCTACTATAGAAACCTTCTTCGTAAAATGGAGTGGCACATATGTTTCAAACACACCTTCAGAAGAAGTTGCTATCTTAGGCAGTATTG